TAGGATTTCAGGAAATTCGTTTCGGCCCTCTCTCGGTTGAGGTGGACAAGTGAACCAACTGACCGCGATCCTCGAACAACAGGCCAAGTGGGAAAGGATTCGCCAACGTAAACTCACGACGCCTTGCACCTCCAAGCAATGGTATCAATTGATCGAGGAAGCACTCACGAACGTCGAATGGAACTAGGGAGGAAACTGTGAGCACTATTTGGAAGTATCAATTGGTGATAACTGATGAACAAATGATAGTGATGCCGAAGAACGCGGCGATCTTATCCGTCCACGTTCAAAATGACAATCCATGTTTGTGGGTATGGGTCAATCCGAGCGAGGAAAATGAGAGCAGAAAGATCGCGATTTATGGAACCGGGAATCCGATCCCATTGGAACACGTGAAGAATCGTATTGAATTCATCGGCACATTTTTCAGCCATCAGGATACTTTCGTATGGCACGTTTTTGAGGTGCTACAATGAGCCTTCCCGATCTTTCTTGTCCCAATTGTTGGTTGAGCAACATGGTGGAAGTCATACCAGAGAACGGAAAACATCTCTGCACCCGCTGCGGGATTGTATTGGAGGATGTCGGATGTTCGTTCATTGGGATGCAAGAAACTGGACATGATCCGGTGCCGACATTCAATGATCTGAAAACAAAAACGACTATGCTGCTCCATCCCGGTGAGACGATAGCGATGATGGTCGAACGCTCAAGGTCGAAATTCGTAGACAGAAAGGAAAACTAATGGAGTCAAAGCTAAAAAAGAAGTATGTCAATGTTTCATTCCCACTCAAGAGTGAAGATCCGCTTGTGAAGCACATCGACATCGAAAAGGCCAAACTCGGAACGAAGAAAATAGCCGAGGCGGCACGGTCGCTCTCTAGGCGGGGTGCCAGACTTGCAACACGGAATGGGAAATTATAAACTCACAAACCAAAAGAGGAGGAATCAGCATGAACTCACTATTTCACTTGGGACCCGAAAAAGAAGGATTACTTGCAGCTCGCAAGTCGATTCTTGATATCCTTAACGCCGACGCCGATGAATCAACAAAACAGAAAGCACTGGAAGCCTTTGTATCGGTTGGCAGCGTCAATCATTCGGTGATCCAGAATTGCAATTTTACTGCCAATCCCGATAAACCGAAGGCGAAATGATGTTCAAGCAACCCTCGGAAGTCCATAATTGTGGAATCTGCAACTCGACCACCCAAACACTCCACGGCCGGGCTTGTTGCGTCTGTCAGAAACGAATCAACGCTCAGGTCAATCGGTATTTTGATTGCGCTGAAGTTATCGTAATTGAAATCGGTATGCTGTTCGGTGAATATGAAAAACAATTGGAGGACAAGTGAAAATCGAACTTCGCGCAATCAAACCAGACGGAATCATTCAAATCACAACAACGGATGAACGCTGGTATCAACATCCAAAGACTTTAGGCTTCTATCCCTCGGTTACCTGGATTACAGATTACTATCCGAAGGGAATCGGATTCTACAAATGGCTTGCCGATAAGGGATGGGATGAAGCCGAGTCAATCAAGGCCGTCGCTGGAAATCGAGGCTCTAAGGTCCACCACGCAATCGAGAAACTCTTACAACGGGGAACGGTTTTGATGGACGAGATTCTCACTGATTCAGACGGGAAAGAATCTCCCTTGACGGTTCAGGAATACGATGCTGTGATTTCATTCGCTGCTTGGTGGAAAGAAACCAATCCGACGCTTATAGCCAACGAGCAAGTGGTTTTTAACGACGAATACGAATACGCAGGGACGCTGGACATGGTTTGTGAGATCGGCGGGATTCCTTATCTTGTGGATTTCAAAACATCCCCGAACGTCTGGCCATCGATGGAGATTCAACTTTCGGCATACAACCACGCATTGTCGAGGCCCGCGCAGAAAATGGCAATTCTGCAAGTCGGTTATGGAAAGAACAAGAAGGGCTTCAAATTCACGGAGGTTGATGACAAATTCGACTTGTTCCTTGCCTGCAAGAAGATGTGGCATAATGAAAACGACGGAGTATTCCCACGCCAAAAAGACTACCCTGCACAAATATCACTCTAATGGAGGCTCTATGCCAAGAACCAGCGAAATGATTCCTTCAAGATTTGTTAAGCAAGTAGATGTTACGCCGGGCCAACTCTGGACGATTGAGAAAATCGTTCACGAACAAATCGGGAGAGGCGAAGATGCTGAAATGAAATGGGTTGCGTATTTCAAAGAGACTCCAAAATGTCTTTCCCTGAACGCCACAAATATCAAACGGATGGAAAAGGCTTTCGGTTCAGATAATACCGACGATTGGATCGGGAAACAAATCGTCGTTTTCTGGGATGAAGAAGTCCAATTCGGGAACGATATGGTTGGCGGTATTCGTGTCCGCGCTCCGAAATCAAAAGTTGACGATCTGCCCTTCTGAGGATTGAATGTTTTTGACAGAGCGCATATTGAAGGTGACGGATGGCAAGATCGAAGTCCTTCTCAATGTCAAAGATGGGACGCCTGTTATTGTTACTATCGAAATGGTTCCAAAGCTAAGAACGTTGAAAGCCAACCGTTATTACTTCGGTGCAAAGGTTCGTAAGATTTCCGAAATGACCGGCATGAGCAAAGAAGATGTCCATGAATATCTAAAGTTTAGGAACAACCCAAAACAGGTGCCTGACATTTTCACCGGCGAGATGAGGACGGTTGGTGGCAGCACAAAGAGGATGACAGGCGCAGAATTTAAGATTTTCTCAGACAAGGCAGATGAAATACTGGAATTTTTGGAAGCCAATTTCCCGAAAGAACAAGAATACTTTCATCTGATTGGTGGAAAATAACGGAGGACACAATGCAAGAACAACCAGCAAAATTGTGAGGACTCTATGGAACTTGAAATCAATACGCTGAGGGCAATGACCGGTAAGCAGAGGACATTTGCCATGTTGAAAGTCGGACAGACGACGCGCGGGTTTCTCCGAACTACGCTAAGTGCCGAATACAGGAAATACATCTCTCTCATTCGTCAGAAACTCGCTAAGAGATGGAAGATCCGCGTAAAACGTCTGTCGTCAACCAACTATGAATACAAGATAGTGAGGCAATAACGTGAGCAACTGGCCCCCGACACGAAGAGAAATCTTGTGCAACATCGGGATAGGTCTGTTATGGCTTGTGATTGTATTTGCTTTGACTGTGTTGGCGAACTTCTTTCAACAACTAGCTTTGAAATAGGAGGACAGAATGAAACTGTACGCATGGAGTATTGACGGCAGGATACAGTATTTTGAAAGTGCTGGACCGGTTATTTGTCAAGACGGACAAACTGCGCGATTCATCGGCGCAATCCCCGTGGAGGAGACGGGAAAGGGAAAAGACATAGTGCAACTCAACTGGGATTCAAATGTTAAATTGTTGACACTATTCTATCGGAATGTAGAAGAATTTTGGAATTCCGGCAAGGGACTAGAGTCACTCATAGATTTGCAGCGACAGAAATCCAATCTCAATAAACCCGAATGCCAACATGCGTTCTGCACTATGCCACTTTGCAAGTGTCACATCCGCCCCGACGGTAGCAGACAATGCCAGAAGTGCAACGAGTGGATTCCTGCACCGAAAAAAGAAGGCACCCCAATCGGAATAGCGAAAAGAGACATTGCAGAAGATGAACTGCTTGCCATTGAAATAGATTTCGGCAAACAGTCGGTCTCTTGTGAGGCGATCGATTTCACCCAAGAGGGAAGCAAAGTGTTGATTGATAAATTATTTCCTCAGTCCAAGAAGACGGTGACGAAAGAGGCGAAACGCTGGGGACTTGAAATGCAAACCACTGAATTACCCGGCGGCAGATTTAAGGTCCGCAATCCAGACGGTGAAGTTGTTGTATTTGTTGTCGATCCCAATGCCAAGAACATCAAATGCACCTACGAGGTGGAAGAGTGAAGCCCCTTGCCGATATGTCAATCTTGATACGGTTCCCGATTGCGCTATTGTTCATTGCCTTTGCGGTGCTCGTCCTGACTGCGGTGATCGGCGGGGTTGCGTTTGTCTTGTGGTTGCTGTCTGGATTGCTGAGAGGTGCGCTGTGAAATATCACGTCATATCTGGGGATGTAAAATTTTGCCTTGAGGCTGAATCTATCGAAAAAGCATTTGTCCAATCTCTGCAAACGTTTCCGCTTGAACGGTTCTCGCAATTTCTCTGCGGTTATGAAGACGGCAAAGAGAACGATCCAGATGCTTCGTGGTTTGGTCTGACCGAATTTTATCTCGCAGATGCCGGATATGAAGAGATTGAACCGAAACGATGGCAATGGCGCAAAGACCCAAACGACAAACCCGTCGCAAAGACTAAACCCCAGAATCAACCCATAACTGAAAAACCGACTGCGGCGACTCATGTTATGGTGTGGCTTATCAGTGCAAATCTTTCACGAGTTGAGGCTATCAATTTTGCAAAATCATTTCCGCGTGATGATTACTATCTTCTGAAAACCCACGAGAATCCGAAGGCCCGGCACATTGCAAAACGAGAACGGTATGTAGTGTGTCGTTTCCCTCACAAAGACGAGAAAATCCCAGAGGGTTCCGCACGGGAAGTTGAGATGCAGAAACTCGAAAAATTAGTGAGTGCGCTGTGACTTACAAGAATTGGTATCTCAAAATCGAAAATGTTCACGTTCGGTTTCATGGTTTCCGTGAGTTTACAATCTCCGCAAGGCATTACAGAGTTATACTCACGCCAGAACTTGAGAAACCAATTCCGATGCTTGGTCGGATGACACGACAAGAATCTTGTCCAGTCACTCTGGAATTTAGCGGAACATCCCTTCGTAAACTACTCATAGAAGCAAAGCAATACATCGACGAAATCGGGCCGGTTGAGTGGATAATTTATAACGATTCTTGGGCGAAAGACAAATCGAAATTGATCGAAAATGAAAATCCCCAAACGCCTTGAGCAATACCTGCAGGAAACCGAGAAACACGCTCAGATGATGGAACGGCACTTCAAAAAGCCTGAACAGTGGATGTCTACCGCCGACTATCACAGGGGACAACTCAGAACAATTTGTGAGATACGGGAACTTTTCGAGGGGAAGAGTAAACGAAAGAAAGTTGAGAATTAATTTGACAATGATGGCCCTCGTTTCTATATTGAATCAGCAAAACCAATCAGTCTCTGCGAGAAATGAATACTCGAAATCATACTTTTGCCCCCGAAAGTCTGTCCCCGTCAAGGGACAAATTCATCTCTCGCAGGATGGGTTTTGCTACTTTGTCGGGGGCATTTTTATTTTACGGCCGCGTCTCGGTTGCCACTCTTTGCTCGATAGAGTTTTCTCGGTCGGAGCAATTCGAGTGCCCCGAGACGCGGCCGTTTTGTTTCCGGGTTGCTGTGGCGTGTCCCCAGCAGGGAACGGTGCTCACGTCTTTTTGCTCGGTTCCATCGCGAGGAACAGAGAGAACCTGCCAGCAACCTATGTTTTCCCATCCGTTTCAATCTCACATAACAGGGATCTCTCGCAAGCTCACCTCTTGGCTGGCAAGTCAAGGAACGAGCTGCAATGTTTATTTTCTGTTCTCTTTGACAATCGGAACAATGGCCGTGGGTGCGACCACCTCACCGGACAAGGCCTCCTGCGAGTGCGATTCGTCGCGATTTTTCACCGATTGACTGCAATACTAAGATGGTTGTATTCCGTCGCTGGAACCATCAGGAAGAACAGTGATGCAAAGAGAGCTTGTCTGAGTACCGCCTGAGATATACTCAGATTGAATCCTGCCCTACTCGCAGGAAGAAAAAGGTGGAGTGTGAACGAGAGAGAAAAACAATGAAGAGGAAACACTTATTGATAATTCACGATCCCGTTCTTAGCGCACTCAAAAGTCAACTTGTTACTGAGAAAGATCCGGCAAAGAGATTCGATCTGTGGCTACGTTATGAAACACAGAAATCTATTCTCGAACTTTTTGGAATTAAGCTGAGATGGAACCGCAAGAAGGATGAAGTCACCCAGATTGTTGAGATACCAAACAAGAAAAGATTCGGAATAAAGGCGTAGTGTCACTAGGAGGAAAGAATGAAGAAGAAGCCAACATACAAAATAATCGCAATGAGCCGGGCTGACGGTTGGTACAAGTGGAGAGAGAAATACATCGGCAAGGAAATCCGGCCACGAGACATTCCACACGCTACCGTCAGAGGTGGATATGTCGGATGCTGGTGCACGTTGGTGAAAGCAAAAACAAGCCGGTGTTTCTATGCTGTGAAACTTGAGCAAGTTTCTTAGTGAGCATCACAAAAATCAGGAGGAGAAAATGGAAACAAAGACAGAAGGAAAAATAGGCGACGGTGTGAGATTCAAATTGATGTTTCATCCAAATAAAAGTGTTACGGGGAAGATTCTTGAGATACTTCCAGACAAGCAAGGGCGGAAGTCAAAGAAATATCGAATTCAACCAGACGAGCCAATTGGTGCTGATAAATATGCGGGGACTATTTTCCGATATCAACCGGCATCTATGATTGAAGCAAAAGAAGTAGAGGATGTTGAAGAGTTTTTCGAGATAGCAAAATGAGCAAATCCCCTCCCTTCAATTTACTTTATCACTTGTTCGGTCCTGTGTGGATGGCCTCGAATCGTTACAAGGGAATGCAATACGACGCAGGGAATCGGGACTTGCACGAAGCCAAGTTATTCATCCAATTGCATCCCGACATTTTCGATGATGATGGGATGATCAGTTTTCAAGAACACGCAATAGAATACTTGAAAAGCAATCACGAGGCGTGGGTAAATCAGAATCATCCCTGTTGGGGCTTGCTTAGAAATTACGGGACATTTGTTCCGAAGAAAGTAGTTGAGACTGTCAAGCGCAAGCGCATGATAGAGTGTATGTCTTGCGGCACGAGTCACGGAATGAACGATCCCTGTCCACAGGTAGAGAAATGAATGGAAACGATAAACCCGAGAAAGTTCTGTGGCAGTGCGATCATTGCGGATATTTAATATCGGACATCGAACTTGAAAGTGTTTTATGTGATTTCTATTGTCCAAGATGCAAAGAACAAAGATTGTCGCGGTATAAACCAACATTGATTTCATTGATTAATGATCCTGATTTTCAGTAATCCCTGTCCACAAATCCAGCAAACAACAAAACAATAGGAGGACACAATGGATATTTATGATGCGAAAAGTATTCTTGAAGCAAAGAGCACGGTCCGCAATTGGGCTGTTTCAATCACATCGTTACTTCTTATTTTGGTCGTCGTTTTGATGTGGGGATGTCCAGCTTATGACCGATACCAAAATAGAATGAACGCAGAGAATCAGGTCGCTGTGAATGAAATTCAGATCCGTCAAACAGAACAACTTGTGACCGTAGAAAAGCAAAAGGCGCAAATTCGCGTTCAGGAAGCGGAAGGCATCGCGGCCTCACAACGGATCATCAACGCCACACTGACCGACCGATATTTACAACACGAAGCGATCCAGGCACAACTCAAAATGGCTGGAAGTCCGAACCATACACAAATTTATATCCCTGTTGGTACGAATGGAATACCACTTGTGAAGACGATAGGACCGGACAACGAAGAGCCAACGAAAAAGTGATCGATCCCCGTCCAGTAGAGGCGAAACAATGGCAATCATACGCACGCTCAAAGAAGCAAAGAAATATCGATACGATGTAAGCGGAATGACCTCGTTGGGGAATCAATATGAGGGAGGCCGATGTGCTGAAGAGATTTGTGATTTCAAGAGACGACGCTTTCCACAGTGTTCACGAAAGAACGGCCACGGTCCGGGAAAACTCTATTGCAAGCAACACGCCAAGAGGATTGAGGGGATGCAATGAGAAAGCAACAGTTAAGAATATTGAAGGGATTGGCTTGGAAGAAGTTCTCAGCGTTTATTCGCGAACGAGACAAGGGAATTTGTTACACTTGCGGAGATACCAAGCCCTGGCGAGAACAACAGGCCGGACATTTCATTCACGGTTCAAAGTATCCCGTGAGTTACTATGACGAGAGAAATGTCCATTGTCAGTGCATCCGGTGCAATCATTTTCTCTCAGGCAATCTCACGGTTTATGCAGCGAATCTTGTCCGTGACTTTGGGCCACAGATACTCACTGAGCTTCACGCAGAAAAGAACATAATCAAGGTTGGAAGAGATTTTTACGAGTCGATAATCGAGAGATATTGATTTTACTGAATAAACTTCTTAGCCCCCTCATTCGGGGAGACAAACAAACAAGGAGGAGAAAGATGGAACTGAAATTCGGAGCACTTAGCCCAAAGATTAGCGAACAGTTGAAACTCACGCATCTCTCAAAGAAATCTCTACGCCATTACGACCTCGATGCTGACGCAATCACAAGGCTTCATGTCCGCGGGCTGATGAACGACTCAACCGCGCGCCGGACGCGGCAACGACTTGTCAACCGAATTGATACCGAGTTCAATGTGCAAGAGAATATTAACAAGAAAATCGCCAAGTAGCCCCATCTTGAAAGGGAAGTTATGGAACAGAAACCGAAATACGAAATCACAAAAGAGCATTGCCAGACAACTATTCACGGTGTTTGTAACGGTTGCGGCGGTAAAATTGAGCCAATCGAAACGGTTGACAACGCCGGAAGCCCTACTTTTTGGCCTGGATGCAATAATTGCCACAAGTTCTGCTACGGTGTGAGTGAAGAGGTTTTCAGAATCGCACGAAAACTCGTTTGCGAGCGACACGAACGATACTATCATGAACCAGAGCCATCCGACCCCGAAAAGAGAAAATACTGGATTGAAAGCCAGACATCGGGAATGTGTTCCATAGTTTCCTTCGTATTGTCTCTTTCCTCCCCCGACACAGGTAAGGGGGAAGAGACAAGAGTGCAATGCGAACAATGCAATGGAACAGGAAGTACACCATCGATTCTCGAAGGGAATCAGAGTGCGAACTTTGATGAGTGCGATGCTTGCGACGGAACGGGTGTAACCGTCTCCTCCCCCCGTCTCCCCGAACAAGGGGAAGAGACCAATAAAATGATCGCCGCAGCGATAGCGCATCGTGCTTGCCATTCAGCCGAACATGATCCAGAGAATGGGAAAATACACGGTTACTGTATTGTTTGTGGCGTTCCGTGGCCGTGTGATACCGCAAGATCCTTTCTGTCCGCCCCTCCCGTGGGATTGCCGACAGACGAGGAGATTGACGAAGCCGCCAAGTATCATAGCGACAGGGAAACGAAAGAAGGTATTGAAGCTCGGTTTAGTTACGTCTGTGGCATGAAGGAAATGCGCTCAAAGTGGCTCCGTTCCCGCGTTTTCCCCACAGAGTTAGAGGGGGAGAACCGCGTTGAGCTTGCACTGAAAATCACGAAACTTTGCAAGCTCTACGAAGAGGGTTCCGTTCCCGACGATATTGGAATGACAATCATGGATATGGTGTATCACCCCTAAGAGGGAGAGAAGAAATGCTAATCAAAACCCCAAGAACAACCCCGCGGACAATGAGTTATCTGATTCCAACCCCGACAGGACAAGACAGAGAGAACAACGGGGGGCCGAGTCAATACGATCGCAACACACCACCCCTGAACGCGATAGTTGGTCCGAAAGCTGGCTTGAAGTTGCAACCCGCCTTTGTAGAGTGGATGATGGGGTACCCAATCGGGTGGACAGACTTAAAGGACTCGGAAACGCCATCGTCCCCCAAGTAGCTTATGAAATTATGAAAGCCATAAAGGACTCTGACCTATGACCACCTCAGATCTTCGTTCCCTCCTCACCCGTTGCCCTAATTTATCCGAAGATGAAAGGGAGGGGATAGTAAAGGAGTGGGAGAGAATGGAGAAGATAAGGGATGCCGCTGAAACGGTCGCAAGTTGGCTGACAAATGACTTCTCGAATCGACATATCAACAAACAGAAACGAATGGGTGAATTTCTCTGGCACGTAATTAACAAGCCCGATTCCATCTCCCAGGAGGAACCGCGATGAGCGCAGAACCGAAACGATACTTTACTGATAGTGGCGGTTTTTCAGATGTGCGAGTTTGGGACACTGATACAGAGGTAATCCGTGCCGACGACCCCGCCATCCTCAAGTGGAAACGAGACAGCGAGGCGATGGAGAAGTTGGACGCAGAGAGCAAGAAATGTCCAGTTACAATCTATTGGGATGGAGAGATTCGGATTTTATACTTTAATCCAGACCGTCCACTTGTTACCGCCCCCACTCTCCTTCTCGCTATTGAGTCTATCGCCAGCAAGCAGGAGGAGAAATGAAAATCGAACTTAATTTATCGTCTCTCAGCAAGGAGAGCAAAATTAAACTACTGGAAGAACTACTGAATGATGACGATATCAATGACCCGGAAGTCATCGAAATCGTCAGCAGGGTATGGGCGGATTTTGCCGTAGAGCATATAGCCAATGGGCTACTTTCTAAAGTGAGAGATGCAAAACTGGCAAGAGAGGCTCGCATCGGACAATTCGTCACTTCTGCCCTCTCCCCATCCACTAAGGAGGTGAAGGGTGACATACGTTGACAATGTGCGGATCGGTTTCGGTCGTATGCGAATGAGTCACCTGCTTGCGGATACCCACAAAGAACTGTTGGCTATGGTGGACTTAATCGGCGTGAAGCGGCAGTGGATTCAAAAGGAAGGGAAACCCGACGAGCATTTTGACATTTGCCGGACGAAACGCGTTGCCGCAATCTATCACGGAGCGAAAGAAGTTAGTCCGCGAGAACTCGTTGAGATCATCAAAAGGAAACGCTCCGCCATTTCCACTAAGGAGGTAAGGGAATGAAGAAGCCAAAACCAAAAATAGTATGTCTCTGCGGCTCAAGCCGCTTCATCGTCGAAATGGCAATCTTAATGTGGGAGTTTGAGAAGCAGGGGTGTATTTCGCTCGGACTTCACTTCATGCCGCCGCAATACGGTCAGGCGAAAGGCTATCCGGCGAACTACGATCATCTTGCTGAAATGGAGGGATGCGCCGTTGACATGGACGAACTCCACAAGCGCAAGATCGACCTCGCCGACGAAATCTTTGTCGTGAATGTGGGTGGTTATATCGGAAACTCAACGCAGAGTGAGATTGAATATGCAATAGCTCACAGCAAGCCCGTTAAATATCTGGAATCCGTCGCCACTAAGGAGGAACACAATGCCCACTGAAAAATTGACAGTAGAACAGATTGAGATATACGAAAACATGTTCGGCGGAAGGAGATTGCATGCAATTAATCATCCAGACAGTCTTCCCGTCGGAAAACTATTTGAAACTATCCGATTTCTCCAGTCGGAACTGGGAGAAGCAAAGGAGAATCTGCTTGGATGGGAGAAAGCGGCGAATCGGCAATCGGTCAATGTCATAAATCTTGCCCGTCAACTCTCCGAGAAGGAGAAGGAGATTGAAGGACTTAAGCGAGACAAGGAGGGATTCATAGGAGAACTTCTTGAATGGCGGAAGAAATCCGACGATTTCAAGGCAGAGGTGGAGAGACTGACGAAGGAATCTGATAAGGGGGACGCTTTTTTTGAGACGACTGTGAATAGTTACAAGATTCAGTTGTCCTCTCTCCGTTCCCGCCTATCCGAAGCGTATCAGCACATCTGGAACAAGGTTTATCTCGATACTCACTTCCCAATCGATTTCATGGACACCGTTCTTTCCGTCCTCAAGCTGGGAGAACAGAAATGACGCAAATCGTGAAATCGCCGGCACAAGAGGACCTGAATCTAACTGACGATGGCCGGGTCGAATTGTCGCTCGATCTTGAGAATATGCAGATTCCTTGTATGGTGCGACGGAGGATCATGGAGGAATCATTCGCATACTGTCACGTTGATGACCGTGGCGCAGTCTGTGAAAAGTTGCGCGCGGCGGGCTTCAGCATTCATAATCTTTGGCAGTCGAATGACGCCGGGGATTTCGTTATATGCGTTCGGAGAGTTTTGCAGGACGACAAGTCAATCCGATTAGCGGACTATCTCGGAGATGCAAAGAGTCTCCAATCGTATCTTGCGAAGAACTCAGCAATTTGTGAACAGAATGGGGAGGAGGGGAAACCATGAGCAAGCCAATCGTCAAGAACTTGATTCTTGAGCTTCCAGATGGCCAGCAAGCATCAGTTAAGCTCTCTGGGCTCTATCATCTCTCCGAAGATCCCGTAAGCCATGCCCCGTACATTTGCGTTTCGTTGAAACATGACGATGCTTTCAAGTTGTATGCGGATATGGGAAAACTCTCACTGATACTAAAACCGGACGGAAAACAATGAACAAGCAAGAAATTCTTAAAATGTTCGTCAGCGATGATGAACTCCGCGAGTGGATGACGGTTCCGTGGAATTGGAAGGGGCGTGTTGGCGCAACGAACGGACATATACTCGTTCTGATTCCGGGAGAAGAGGCCGAATATTCTACCGTCAAGACAGACATTGAAGTAGTATTTCCTAAGAACATTACAGAACGATGGACGATTGACGTTGAGGCTCTGTCAGGAACAATCAAATCCATCCCAGAAGGTGAGCGAGTAATCCGGGAGGAGAATTGTGATGAATGCTTCGGAGATTGCCGGTGCTCCCACTGCAACGAAGGCAAATGCCCGAATTGCGATGGAACCGGGAAGGTAAAGGTCTATCCCCCGAATACGAAAATTCGCATTCGCAATACAGTCTTTGCCGTGCGGTATTTGGAGATCGTGCTAAAGGTCGCGGAGATGCTTGGGAACGTGCAAATTGAACTATCGTACGATGGAAATGTCGCTCACGCACATTGGATCATGTTCAACGATGGCGTCCGCGTCATCTTGATGCCAATGCGACAAGATATTTATATATCCGACGGCGGAAAGGAATATCCGCTTAGACTTCTTGAGGTCAAACCATGACAATCCAAGAAGCTATCAAGTCGGGGAAACCATTCAGACGCGCGAATGAAGTAGAGAGGTATAAAAAAGCTGGGATGCGCTATGCTTGGTATGTTTTGAGAATTGAGGACGATAACGATGACGACCAACTTCTCGCCCACAATTTCTCAGTACATGATATTCTCGCCACTGATTGGGAGGTCAAACCACGATCCCCCTTATCACAGAGGAAAGAAGATGAAAACAGCAATTCTCTTGATTTTGTTCACCTTGACTGCGATGGGGCAGGAAAAGACAGATAGACGATTCATATAATACCCCGCTGAATCTTCGGAGGGTAAAGGACAGGCTCTTGAATAACCGGGGATTCGGCGGGGAAGGAGGAACAAAGTGAAATCAGCAAGTGAAATGACCGATAAAGAACTGAGGATTGAACTTGATGAAACAGAACTCTTCGATGCAGATCGACTTATGGAGCTTTACAGGGAAGTCTACAGGCGATGGAAAGAAACAACCATATAGTTCGGTCTTAACTGTTTCTCAAAATCAAAAAGGTATCTTGGATGTTGATACTGTGAAGGGTTGCGAAATGGGAATGAAATCTCATCCTCAAGGGGGCTGTTATGGAGAATGTTACGCCCAAAGGATTGCGAATAGATTCAATTTTGACTTCGGAAAATCAGTAAGCCGAAAATTTCTGGACCGTGAACATGCGGGAACGATTATTCGCCTGATGAATTATTATCGCACCTCGTGGTATCGCATTGGAACGTCTGGAGATCCGAGTCATGATTGGCATAATACCTTGGTTGTTTGTCGTGCGTTGAGACATACAGAGAAAATACCGGTCATAGTTACAAAGCATTGGAAGACGCTATCGGATAGTCAAATAAGCGAACTCCGAAAGTTCGGTGCCGTGATAAACACATCGACAAGCGGGATGGATACGGATTCAGAAATAAAGCACAGGACCGAACAACTTGAGAGAATCAGGGAGTTTGGAGTAAAAAGTATTTGCCGTGTTGTCACCTGTAATTATGGGTTTTCAGAATGGGGCAGAGCTTGTGCTGAAAAGCAAGAATATCTGATGTCGAAAACACCAATCATTGACAACCCATTCCGTGTCGGGAAGTTCAATACTCGCGTAGTAAATGGCGATATCATTGTGACAAAAAGGAATTATTGTATAGGAGGTAAATACGTTTCGCTCCATTCACCGACCACGCATCTTGGTTCCTGCGATGGATGTTCAGAACAATGCGGATTTGAAACTAATTCTAACCGCAAAAATACAAGTGATCAATTACGGATCGGAGTATAAAATGAGCGCAGTCCAGCAACCGCTCTTTGAAGAAAAGATTGAATTTGTCCACATTGAAAGTGTGATCGGTTCGGGGTTTGAAGCCGATGTTGCGAAACTCGCACTCGAAGACGGAATAGCGCACCGAGCAGCAAGGAAAAATATGCAGATTCATTCTGCCGTGATCCTGAAGATCAATGACGAGTTCGCTGGGTTTATGACTTTTCAGAACAATGATATCAGTCGGGAGTTTTGTTTGCTGCAATCTGTCATCAGTCCCGATCATTATAGTGACGACCTATACAAGCAAATGGTGCTTGAGGTGATTGCAAAAAACATCAACAACTATCCGGCAATTATGACGACAAATCCGAAGAGCAAGTTTGAGACTCCGAAACTTTTTGAAAGCATGGGATTTCAAACCTATCTCGCAATGTCGGGATTTTGCTACATGGTTCACGGCAAGTTATCTGATGTAAGAATGAAGCTCCTCGCGCATATCACGATGACGAATGTTTGGGATTCTGTAAGGGGTGAGTGGCTCAAGATCAAAAAGGAGTGGAACCGCCAAATCGACGAGGCCGGAGAAAAACAGGGTATACCAAATCCGACTTTTGCGACACGCGAGGGATGTTGGCAGGGTGAAAGTGGATTCGCCAATGTTGTAACGGGACATTCCCACAACGGCAACGCATCCGTGCTTGATCCAACGGCGTGTGAAGTCATTCTGAGATTTTTCATCCCGAAAGACGGTAAAAAAGTCTACAATCCATTTGGGGGCGGTGTTCAATTCGGATTCGTAACGGGTGCCTGTGGATATGAATATGTCGCGAGCGAAATCCGGCAAAATCAGTGCGATGCGAACAACAAACTATGCAGCGATTTCCCTGGTGTCAAATGGATTCAAGGTGATAGTTCAACATATGAGCCGGAGGGAATGTTTGATCTTGTTTTCACTTGTCCGCCGTATTACAGAGTAGAACGATATGTTGACTATGACGGCAATTCTCCGGAGGGCGAAATCAATTCACTCGGGACGTATGAAGAATTTCGAGATGCGCTATTCGCTGGATACAAAAAAGCAATCGCTCACCTAAATGACAATTGTTTTTTCGTTGTGATGACGGGCGATAGCAGAGACAAACACGGTGCATACCATTGCTCTGAATCCGAAACGGAATTATTTTTCAAGGAAAATGGTCTTCATGTCTACAACAAGATCGTGTATCTTGAGGCAGAGTTCACGCGATTGGCGCAGGCGAAGAAAACCCTCCATTATCGTAAATTCCCTAAGCGAGAACAGAAGGTAATCGTCGCGTATAAGGGGGATATCTCGGCAATCAAAGACTTTTATGCTCCGATAGGAAGATTGTGAAATACTTTGATGAAACGCGAACGCTTGTCGATGGTCCGCCTTGTGAGTTTTGGGATGATATTGAATATCAACCGTCAATGGATGAATCCTATCATCACTGGATGCAACCCCAATGGGACAAAGAGCGCAAGTTCTGGATGGACAAACTGAAAGGGAAAGACAATGGAGCGTATGGTTGCTATCCTAATTCTCTTCGTAGTCGCTGCACTCATTTTCTGCGCTGGTTGGTTTCTATCAAAATGGAAAGTGGCGATACGGAGAGCTGAATTGCAGGACGGATTTGCACAGTCATCTCACTTGGGACAAAAGTTGATAGAGAAATTTGTCATAAACATTCTAAACACCATCACAAGTGATGAAGGAATCAAAGCAGCCGTCGAGCATTACAGGGAATTGCATAAAGTCCCAAATATACCCGAACCGCGACAATCATTCGTTGTTGACCGCTTTAAGCAACGGATGGACGCACCGAGAGTCATGACGGAGATGAATGTGCCAACGCAGCTGGCAGAGTTTGCACGCGAGAAACCAGAACCGCCGCCGACTCGCAAGTTGAGAGGACTGTGACAATGAAACTTGCTGCTTGGTTTGTAGATTTCTTTGAAAGCGATAGGCGCGCCTTCGAGAGATTTCAAGAGTCACGCGCGGCTTATCAGCGTGGATTTGCCGACGGTCACGAAATGGGATTCTCGGAAGGCAAAGTGAAGGGAAGTGTTGAGGGATTCGAGGAAGGAATGGAAGCCGGAAAGAAAATCTACGAACCATTAATTCGTTGATCGGTGGTAGAATGTTCTTTCAGTTCTCCGGGGAACAGTGGTTTTCGCAATGGAGCGAGCCTTTCGCCACTGCCGAAATTGAAGAACATCCAGGGCGGTTGTGCCGGGCAAAGCGGCCCGAATGAAATCGGGAGTCAAGAGGCTGACATGGCCGCCCGAATCTACCGGAAAGGAAAGCAATGGCATACGATATGAACATGGATTTCAGATTGACTTATGTCGATAGCTACGGGAACGAATGGGATACAAAAGGAAGGCTAGTTGCTACCGATCCCATACAGGCGAAACTCATTGAACTCCAAAAGGAAGCCGAAGAACTCTGGCAATGGATGCACCCGGAGAAGAGGCAAGAGTGGGTTACAGGTATTGATTGGGATGAATTTGACTATGGAGAATCGTTGTGAGCACAAATGTGACAAATATGTCGCTTATCGTTGGTTTTTGCAAAATTCTAACCTGTTGATAGTGTGATGTTTACGCTAGAATTGAATTTCAGTATCAAATTAACTTGATGCAGGCAAGAAGTCTTGTAAGATTGTTCCTAGGGATCAACCTCGCTCACCCGCTATAGCAACGAGACAGTGAGGGAAAAGCACTCAGGATGCAACCCGATTCGGCTCTGCTTCAATCGATGCCATTCTCCTGAAAATGCTTGCACAAAACTTTGGGAACGACCGGTTTTCTTCTCAGGACTTGTTTCCGGCCCAACTTGGAATTGCGAGATGAATTGTTGATAACCAAGTTCCCATTCTGTTTTGGCTACACTCGCACAACTCACCGAATCGTTTTTCTTGACTGCCATCCAAGAAAAAACAAGTCCTAAGTACGCCAATGAGTATCGAGGTAGATAGGAATTTCAAACAGATTCAAAACCTTCGTTTCTTTGAGATTAAAAAATCGAAATTGGAACAAAATAGTCGGAATGGCGAACGAAAGCCAATTGGTATCAAGGTGCGGGGCAACTATAAGACAAAACTCAAGCAGTTCCTCGCAATCGAAAAGATGAAAAAAGCCCTGATAGAAGGGAAGATAATCAAGGTTGCTGTATCAGAAACAGATTATGGCCTACACTCTGCAATGACACTCTTCAAGCGACACACCGGCCTAACAATGCGTCAATTTCAGGATCAATACTCACCTCAAGGCTTATCCACCTCTTGCAAGTAATTCCCCGATTCTGTTTATTTGTTCCAGCCATGCCTCAGAACCAAGTCATACTGCTGCAACCCGCAGAACTTTCTCAATTCCTTAAACTGATGCGTCAACTCAGGTGGGAGTGCTTTCTTTGGGAGCACAGAAACTAAGCAGTAAGAAACATCAGGCCAAACGTGGACCAAAAGGCAAGCCGCAATATAAGCCCGAGTTCATTCTCGCTACGTTAAAATCCTACACTGAACAAACACAAATCCCAATCCTAGTTGAGGTCTGTTATCTCAATCAATGGATCAGGGAATACCTGTATCAAATCGCCGAGACGAATGAGGAAATTTCTGACGCTATAAAACAACTCATTCAGAAAAAGGAAGCGAATCTTGAGAGGGATGGTCTTGCCGGTAAGATCGATAAGACGATGGCCGTGTTCTCTCTGAAACAGCTCGGATGGAAGGATAGGCAAGAGATTACCGGGGCTGATGGCAAGGAACTTGAAATCGGAAAGGTAGTTTTCAAGATTGTCCAACCAAAAACAGACACGAACGCTTGAATTCAAGTCTACCCGCGTGCTTGCAGAGACAGCGGCGGCCACTACTCCGTTTGTTGTAAATGAAGGTGGCAGTCGATCAAGTAAGACTTGGAGTCTATGCCAATTGTTCATTGGCAGAATGCTTGAGCATAGACATGAGAAGCGTAAAGAGCCGCTCGTATTCTCGGTTGTCCGCAAAACGATGCCCGCCTTGAGGTCCTCTGCAATGAAGGATTTCTTCAATATCCTCAAAGCTGAAGGAATCTACAACGAGAAGCAGCATAACAAGACAGACAACATTTACCGGATGGGAAGTTGTGAGATTGAGTTCTTTGGACTTGATGAGCCGCAAAAGGTCAGGGGACGTAAACGACATTACTTGTGGATCAATGAAGCCAACGAACTGGACGAAGAAGATTTCATTCAGTTGAATATCCGAACCGATGGGCAGATCTACCTGGATTACAACCCGTCAGATTTGAATCTATGGATTTACGAACTCCCGCCTGATAAAGTGACGATGATCCATTCGACCTATCTTGACAACCCTTTCAATTCGCCTCAACTAATTCAGAAAATCGAAGGACTCAAAGAGCAATCCGACACACATTGGACGATCTATGGGTTAGGCAAACGTGCCGCCTCAAGTGAACTTATCTACACAAACTGGGACATCGTTGATTCGATGCCCAATACTTATGACAAGATTGCATACGGAATTGACTTTGGTGAAGTCTCTCCCAGTGTGTTGGTAGAATGCAGATTCAAAGGATTGGAGGTATGGATCGAAGAGTTGATTTATGAAGGCGGATTGACGAACGCGCAATTTATGCAACGTGCTGATGCGCTGATTAAGGAACGCAATCCTGAAATTTATGCCGACAGTGCGCAGCCTACCTGCATTAAGGAATTCATCGACTATCGGCGCTCAAATCTTCCCAATGGTGAGCATGGCGGAATGTTCTGTGTCTATCCCTGCGAAAAAGGCCCGAAGTCTGTCAAAGATGGGATTGATATCGTTCAACGTTGCAAGCTCCACTTCTTGCGTGGCGATGTGAATGGAATCAAGGAGGTCAGAGTCTATCGATGGCGCAAGTTCAAAGACATCTTACTTGATGAACCAGTGAAATACAAAGACCATCTTATGGATGCGATGCGGTATTGCATCGAAGGCGTGCTTAGGGGAATGGCGGGCATCTTAACTCTGAGCGATGCAAAAAGTGTTGAAGTAGAAGAAGGCGAAGCGGTAAGCATAGTGAGTAACTACTAACCAGCAAGTAGGAGGATATATGCAGAAGGAAATCGTCATTGTCCATGTTCCCAACAAGGCTCCACAGGATCTGAGAGATGACATGATTCTCGCAGTTCGTAAACGGTTGGGTTCAGGTTATATTGTTGCCGGGCTTCTGACGTATGAAGATGATTTCCGAGTGGAAGTGTTCTACCGCGAGAAAACAAAGCAACATAAGAACTAACAATGGCCAAGCGCAGATCCCCGTCAAATCAACTTGAAACGCGACCGGACAGACTTCCTGAATACGGAGAGTTGATTTCTGTTATGGTCAATGAGACGGCCAACTATCTCAATGACTATATCCGCGGATGGGTTGGGAGCATACCAAATAATGGCATTGTGCTCAATAAGGACCGCGTTCTCAACACACAATCATATCAAGAATTAGCTTGGTATCCTTTGTATGCAGAGGTTGAACGAGATCCACACGTTGAAGCTGTCATGGGATCTGCCAAGCTTGACGTGGCTGGTATACCGTGGGATGTTGACCCGTGGTTGAAGGGAAGCGAAAAGAAGCCATCCACAAGGAATCAGGCGATTGCTGATTTTATCAAGGACGCGTTATTGAACTCCGGTCCGGCTGATGATTCAGAGGGAATTGTCTGGGCATTGCCTCAACATTTGTATGAGATGATGGGTGCGCTTGGAATGGGTTACTCGGTCGGGGAAATACTTTACAACCGGCCCGATCCAATTAAGGGCGTGACTATCAGGGATATTCTTTCTCGTGACCCGCGAAGATTCCAGTTCGATGTTCTGGACCGTTCGTTGAAACTAAGGACAATTGAAGCCCCATATTTCGGTATCTCACTTCCGAAGAAGAAATTCATCGTCCATCGTTGCTCTGCGAAGAACTCAAATCCATTTGGTGACGCGCTAGATCAGTCATTGTATTGGATGTGGTTGTTCAAGAAAACCGGAATCAAGTTCTGGTTACAACATCTTCAGACCGCAGCCGCACCGATCCCGCTTGTGAAGCACCCCGCGTCGGCGAATAAAGAACTTAAGGATCAGGCTCTTGAAATAGCGAAGATGCTCCGCGGTGGGGCTTACGGACGCATACCGGACAACTTTGAAGTCATTTGGGCAGAGTCTAAGAACGCTCTATCTGCCACAGAAGGCTACAATATGTTCATCCGAATGTGCGACGATCAAATGTCAAAGTGCGTTAATGGGCAGACATTGACGACAGAAGCCTCAAGTTCTACCGGGACAGGCACACATGCACAGGGCAAGATTCATCAAGGCACGATGAACCAACGCGTTGTATTTCGTGCGCGTGGGCTTCAGGCAACGATCAATTCAACGCTTGTCAAATGGCTAGTTGGTTTCAATTTTGCCAATGTAGACGGCTACCCACAGTTCAGATTCGACCTTGAAGATCCTGAAGACTTAGTACAAGAGTCTCAGATTATCAAGAACCTTTCCGACACAGGACAGTTTGAATTTGACCCGTTAGAAATCGGTGAGAAGTTCAACTATACGATCAAGAAGAAAGAAGCCAAGCCATTAGAACTGGGAAAGCCAGCGTTGCCCGAAGGCGAACCAGAAAAACCAATTGAGGAGCCTACCGATGCCACAAGTTAGCGGAGCACCCGAAGGACTGAATAAGATCCTTGAGACTGCCTATGCAGCCGCACTCAAAGAATACAAAGGCGATAAGACAAGGGCTTCTCAAGCGGCTTGGGCAGCGGCAAAGGCCAAATATAAAAAGGTTGGCGGGAAGTGGGTGCCGAAGAAAGCCGAAATGGAAGAGATCGTTATCGATGCTTTCAAAGAAGGTGACTATCCTCAAGGCAAGTTTGGTGCGAAGGAACTCTCAGAGATTGAATCAACCTATGACCCGACAGTCTATGAGGCACCAATCATCGTTCAGCACGTCTCGAAATACAAAGGACTCCCCGAGATCCCCGCTTTTGGTTGGATCGGTGCAGTGAAAAAGGTTGGCACGCATCTCAAGTTGATTGCTTCTCAGTTCTCGGATGAACTGAAGCAGTGGTATAAGGACGGTACTTTCAAAAAGGTATCGGTTGCACTCTACCAACCGGATGATCCCAACAACCCAACGCCCGGAAAGTGGCACCTGCACCATCTGGCCTTCTTGGGTGGAACACCCCCGGCAGTCAAGGGGCTTGAGGGTATTCAATTCAGCGAGGGAATTGTTAAGTATGCGCTCAAGACTGTCACTCTTTCTGTTGGCGCAATCGAAATGCAAGAGATGGATGCCGAGGTTGAAGTTGATGGAGATGTGATTGACACAGTTGAGGAAATGGGGACCGAGGATACAATAACCGATTTGTCCGAGTCCTGCGCTACATTCATCTCGAAGATCACCGATGCCTTGTCGTCAGGCACAGACTATGACACAGTAAAACAACGATGCTCGCTTGCTGCGTCTGATTTGTCAAACGAAGTCTACAACACATTGAATATGCACTGGATGTTTCAGGAGAAACTTGAGAATATCGAGGAACATAAGGAAGGCGAAGTAGAACTCTCCGAGAAGAAGGGCATACTCGCCAGAATTTATCAATCCATCATAACACGAAAGGAGTCCAACGTGGACGCGCAGAAAGAACAAGATTACAAAACCCAGATCGTGTCACTCAAGGGGAAAGTGACCCAGTTCGAGGAAAAGGAACGGGTAGAAACAGAAGCCAAACAAGCGGCAGAGACGGCAAGGCTTGCGGCTGAAAAGACAGCGGCAGAGGAAGCCAAGAAAACAGAAATCAAGACGTTCTGCGATACTACAATCGCGGCGGGCAAGATGACCCCAGCAATGCGCGAAGTCGATGAACCAATTATGTTTGAACTTTCAAAGACCAACGCGGATGCCTTGAAGTCGTTCCAACAGAAATACAAGCTCCCCGTGGTTCCATTGGGTGAAGTGGATATCAACCAGGGTGTAGGAAAGCCGCCTGAGGAAGACATTTTCGTCAAGGCGGACAAGTTTATCAAGGAGCATCCTGCCGAGTTCAAAGAACTTACCCAGGCGCAGGCAAGGCGCAAGGCGATCCTTGATAAGAAAGTGTAATTCGACAGCTCCGGGTCGAACACAATTGTGCGGAGCAATAATTCACAGCCATAATTGAAAGGGATTTGCAATGGCTATCTATTCAGTAGGTGGGGACAGAAAAGTCCTCAATACGGATCACGTCACAGCGGGGCAAAATCTTTGCGGCAAGACCCTCGTGTGCTGGACTGGATCTGCGCCAGCGGCTGCGGCTGGAAGTATCATGGGGGTCGTTTCAAAAGACACCCCTAGCGGCGAAGTTGCAACAGTGAAAAATGGTATCGGTTCGATTCTTGAAGTTATCGCGACCGGAACTGTCACAGCAGGACAGTTGGTTGAGGCGTATGTCTATACGATTTATGCTGATATCAACGGTGTCTCAACCGCGGTCACAACTGCCGCGGGCGTGATGAATCTTGCTTCTGGTTTCCCGGTTGGTCAAGCGATGACGTCTAGCGATGCCGGTGGAACAGTTCTCGTTAACTGGGGTGTGTTCCAGAAAGGAGCGATTGCATAATGAAACTCCTTTATCGAAATACCGCTGGTGCACTCGAATTCAAAGAGAGCACCGAAAAGATTCAAAGTTACAAGTACTGGGATGGAGCTTTCGGACGTATTCACGATGGAAGTTCAGAAGGCGTAACTCTCAAAGAGTTCTCCGGTGCAAATGCTGACCTTTCCTTGCTCCGTATCGCAGATCCCGTTCAGACGGGACTTATTCAGGGCTACAAGCTTCCTGCAACGATTGGCGACAAGCTTTTCACGCCTGTCAGGATGGCAAAGGAAACCGGACGCTTCCCGGCATTTGGCAAAGAGGCAATGTTCATCCCCTACAATCTGAAACGAGACCTCGGGCAGCCAGTGCAGCGTGTCAACACACAAAACGGGTATGTCCTTCAGTCGCTTTCAGAGTATGCGCAGGGCGTTGGAATTGAGAACAGGGAATTTAATGACTGGGCTGGAACAAGGGACCAACTCATTACATCGAAACTTGATGTCATCAACGGTCGCGTGGCACGAAAACGTGAGCAGCTTCAAGCCACGTTGCTCACCACATATTCGTACTATGGAACTGGTCTCGGGCTTTCCGGTGCTTCAAAGGCATGGGGATCTACTGGAAACCCAATCGGGGATTTCCTGGACATGATCTTTGCAGTCACAAAATCTGCAGGTCAACGCCCAAACAAGGGTTGGGCCACACCAACAGCGTGGAGGCTCATTCGGACAAACAATTCTGTAATGAAAACCATCCGCTATGGTGGAACACCTGCAGTTCCTGCACAGATCACTCAGAAGGCTTTCGCTGACATTCTTGAGTTGGATGAGTTCAACGTAGGTTATGCGACCTATGCAACCGATGCGCTGGCGACGATCACTGACGGTGCTCCGCTGAAAGCCGCACCGACCGACGGATACATTTGGGAGTCAGTCAATGCAAGCGCGGCTGGTGTGACCGTGGTTGGTACTGGCGGTGGGATTGAGCCTGCGTTCGGTTACACATGGGAGCGGATGAACTCCCCCGTGGTCGAGTTGTATTATGAGAATCAAACGAAGTCCCAAGTGTGGGACTACGAACATTTCTTCGATCCTGCAATCACACTGAATACAGCTGGTGCTATGCTGTATTCCATCGCATAAGGAGGATCGATCATGTCATTCTCAACATCTCCAAATGTCGATATTGATTCCGTGGGTTTCGCAAAGATGATGGCCCTTGGGCTTCCAGCTATTCGAGGAACATGGTTTTTTGTCGATCCACTCGCGGGTTCAAATTCAAACGACGGACTCACTCCGTACACCGCAGTCGCTGATCTTCAAACGGCTTATGGCAAATGTACAACGAATGTCGGTGATGGCATCGCGGTGCTTTCGGCCGATGCAACGACCTCCGCTAATACGACTTCCCATCAGGTGAAGTCATTGGCTTGGTCAAAGAATTCGATCACTGTGTTTGGAGTCTGCGCCCCGACGACAACGTTCCAACGGGCAAGGATTGCGAATAAGACCGTGACCAGTTCCCCGACTGCAAGTTATTGTACATTCCCAAGCACAAGCACAATCGTCCGTCAGGATTCAGGTTCGTTCCTGACTGATGGATGGATTGCCGGTGCAAAGGGAAAGTGTGCGTGTAGCGGCGGCACGGCCAATTCAAATGACGGCGTGACGTTTATCGTCGATACGGTGACGGCAACGACAATCACGGCAACGACTGCGGCGTTTACGATTCAGACCGCAGCGCAGTCTGTGACGAATGTATTCCATTCGTATATTCCAAACCTCGTTGATATTTCAGGGTCGAATAATTCCTTCTACAACCTTCTTATGGTTCACGAAGGAACAGACATCTTGGAACTCAACGCATTGAAGGTCTCTGGAAATCGCAACTACTTCCAGAACGTTCACGCCGGGGTTGGGGTGGCAGATGCGAATACAACCATCACGTACAGTCTGTTGCTTTCAGCCTGTCAGGAAAACACGCTCAGGGGTTGCACGTTCGGCCTTGACACTGTGGACCGTGGCGGAGTGGCGACATACGACATCCTACTTTCGGGCGCGGTTGCTCGCAATAAGTTCTTCGATTGCGAGACAATCCGGCAGTCAACAACCGGGACGGGATGCCTTGCAGTGTATGCCAGCACAACTACAGGTGGACGACCGACACTGTTCAAGAATTGTGTTTTCAGTGTTTGGAATACCGCGGGTGGAAATGCAAACTGCGCATATATGGGTGGATCTACCGGAAACTGTGATTTTGTGTGGTTGGTAGATTGCACATATCCGGGCTATGCGGCATTGTCCAATGATGCTGTATTCTGGATCAGTGGCGAAGTAAATTCTCAAGCCGCTGGTTTAATGTATACGTAACATCTTCAATCGAATGCGGGAATCGTTAGATTCCCGCATTCGCTCACTTCATAAAGGCCAGCAATGGATAAAATTTACATCGCGACTCTCACCCAAACCGGCACCAATGCTCCAGTAGCGACAGAACTTGAGAATTCACTCGGTTCTCCTGTGTGGTCGCGTTCCGGTTCTAGTGTATATGTCGGGACTTTGGCGGGTGCTTTCAGTCCGTTAGCCTCAACGACGATTGCAATCCCGGTAATGACGGATATTGTTTCTGCGGTTGTCACAGATATTAATTCTGTTACGATCACAACCAACGGTGATGGGAAACTAACAAATCGCGAGGTTCAGATCCTCGTCTCGACTCACTACTGCAATCAGTTCGATCTTGAGAGACGAATCAGCCGTGAGATTCTTTCACAGTACACCAAAGACACAACAAACCCAACTATACCAGATCCCACGGTAATTGAATCAACTCTTGCGAATGTCGATGCGATCATTGACGCCAAAGCAGGACAGGTCTATACCATTCCCTTGACGATGCCTGAACCGAAGGTAAAGCAGATAGCCATTGACCTGGCTTGCTTTGCGATTATGCAGCGTCGTCCTGCAGGCGTGGCGATGCCGAAGGAGTGGGACGATGCAAACAAGCAAGCACTGAAAGACTTGGAAGACATTTCCAACGAACTCTTAAGGCTCTCCACATCACAGACAGTAGCCAGCACAGAGTCAAACATCGTCACACCAACAGCAAGCCCGGTAGTTGATTTCTACGACGTGAACAATGGAATGAGCATATACTAAGGGGGACAATATGTGTGAGCATAAGAATCTTGAGTATTCACCAGCATTCAAATCAGCACGCTGTAAGGATTGCGGGAAACTTTGGAGAGACGAGCAACCGGAAGCGGCACCAATCACGGTTCCATATCCGATCTACATTCCTCAGATGCCGCAAGTTCCGGTCCAACCGTATCTGCCGTCTCCGTATCAACCATATCCCGGTTATCCAATCATCACTTGCGGGACTGATGGCGTGAATACAAGCGTTCAGGTGCATTGATGGGAAAGCCATTTGAGAAAATCTTTCTATGTTGGGATTCTGCCCCATATTCATATTCCATTGCAGCGGCGAATTGCCCTGATGATTGGAGTCTTTGCTCTCTTGTGCTGGCTTCTCACAGAGGAGATCATCATGATGTCACGCGAGTTCTCTTTGATCCTGACAAATTAAAGGAACTTATCGAAGCACTGCAAGCGATTCAAAACGATATGCCAAAGGAAATCGATGCACTATAAAATCTCAGAGATTGAGGACCAAATCCTCGCCACGATAGCAGCCGATACAACAAATTTCGGTGCTGGGACTCTGAAGAAACTTGACACATTTGCGGGGCAGATAAATCCTCAAATGTTCTTCAATCCAGAATATATGCAGGGTGCTTTGGCGTTGTTGCCGTTCGTTCTTGTGTCCTATCAAGGCCGGACAACGATACGAGCCGATTGGGATGCAAGCGGAAAGACGCGCATCCATAAACCGAGGTTCCGCATTTACACAGGCGCACAGTCACGACGCGCCACGAAAGACGCTGCACGAGGGGCTTATGACTACATCTCGGCACTCTATGACGATTTGAACGCCAAAGTGCCTGTGACAAGCCCTCAGCAACTTCCAGGCTATACTCCGATGAGTGGGAATGCTCTCACAGCAGGCGCAGTCATTCAAGGTCCGCTATATTCGATTGAAGGGGCTGATGAATCGATTGTCGTTAATCTGCCGTCAATCATTGTCTATAGCAGCGACTACGAATTAAAAATCTTGGCATAAGATGTCTCAACCGTTGCTCAATATCGAACTGACAGGCACGCTGCCAAAAGTGAATGAGAACCTTGAACCAGCAATGGCGAGCATCCAAGACATTATGCTTCAGTCTGTTCAGATGAACATCATGATGGGGGGTCGTCCAAATCCTTTCGCAGTCAAAAATCCAAACGAGACACCGCTTGTCGGTTCGGGTAGAATGTATGCGGGCATTCAAGGAATGCACGACGGACGTTCAGCCACGGTCTACATGGACCCGTCTGTTAGATCTTCTAAAGGTTTCTTCTACCCAGCAGCCCTCAACTTTGGCGCAGAAGTTCCTCCAGTAGAAGGAAAACTGATGGTATTTGAATTCGAGGGAAAGACGATCTTCACTTATAGCCGGAAAGGATTTCATCTCGGACCGTTCGCATTCATGATCTTTCAGGAACAGGACAAAACTGCAATCTTGCAGGTGTTATCAAATGCAATCTTTACAACCAGCGAACCAATTCACTAATGGAGGACAAAGTGGACAATCCAGCATTCGAGGGGGCGGAAATCAATGGGAAAAGATTTCCGTTTATTCGAGTATCAGTAGCCAATGAACCGAAGATCATCAACAGATTTCTTCCACATTGGCCGTATATTGGCCGAATCCTTGACCATTACTTTCCTCTGACAGCAAACAAGCGGGCATGGAAGAAGGTCAGAAGGATAGCATTCGAGAAAGATTGGAAGTGGAAGTATTTCGGGATAATTCCCAAAGAACTGCGATGCTCTGAAATCAAGATCCAAGTTGCAGGAGGAATACAGGTAGATTTTTTCGCCTACGTAGCCGAAGCTCGGAAAGAATTCAGCGAGCTTATTCCCTCTGTGAACAATACGCGGACAGTGACCGAATCAATAAAGTAAGGCGGTTGAAACAACTTCCACCGGAACTGAACGACGATTATCAGATTTACGGTATGGCAAAGAAGCTAGGAATCACCGAAACACAAGTGAAAGAAGAATATACCTTCGCTGAAATTGTTGAGAGAAACGCAATGGATCTTCACGACAACTATGTTGATCGCGAGTTAATGCCAAAAAGCTAATGCCTGATGCAACCCTACATATCGTTACAACGACCGATGATGCAGGTATTCGTGTAACAATTGCACGACTCCAAGAATTAGATTCAAAGATTCGGGCCGGGACCGCAAGCATTGCCGAACAAGCGGAATTCATCAAAAAGGGGACTGCTCTTTGGAGTTCTTTCGATGGTGAAACGCGAAAACTCAATCAGGATTTTGCTGCCACAATCGCGACAACGAAAAATCTTAAAGAGCAAGGTATTGATCCGCTTACGGGTGCGACCGGAAGACTTCACAAGACATATTTTGAAGCCGGGACTCAGTTGCGTGAGTATAATCGCACGATGCTTTTCGGAGGGTTGGCCGCCGATGAAATGGGAGCGAAAGAAGACACACTTGCTAATAAAATTCGATCCGGACGGCAAGAGCGGCGCATGGGAATGTTTGCCGTTCGCGAGAGTACTGCTGCTGTTGGCTCATTGATTGGCGGAGAATCTGCTTTAGCAAAAACAATGACAGATGGTGCTTCTGCAGCTTTTGGCATGAAATTCGCCCTCGACATGATGGGTGGATCTGCTATCAAGATTGCGTTACCATTTGCGATATTTATTGGCCTTGCAACTGTTATAAAGGATTTATTGAAAGGTTCAAAAGACGACACCGAGAAGGCTGCCGAGGCAACCAAAAAACACGCTGAACAAGTTGAGCAACTCGCGGAGAAGATCCGCAAATTATCAAACGAATTAGACAATGCATTTCCAGGGGGCAAGCGGACACTTGAGATAATAGTTGATATGAAGAAAAGCATCAACGATCAGCTCAAGGAAATCGATGAACAAATCAAGGCAGAGAAAGAAAAGAGCGGTGGCGCGCTTACGTTGTTTGGACAAGATACAGAACTAGGGAGACTTACAAAACTTCGCGAATCAACGCGGCAATATTTTGAATATCAAGAAGGGAAGCTAAGGGAACACGCGAAGCTTGTGAGGGAGTTTGTTCAACTTTCTCAATCCGTGAACATGGACCAAATGAGAAAGGTTTTGGCTGCTGGATTTACAAGCGAAGAACTTGCTGCGCTTACAAAGGGATTGACTGATCAATTAGCGATTACAAAAGCCGGAACTGAAATATGGTTCAGATATACAAAAGCACTTGAGTTGGTTCAGAAAGCAGTAAAACAGCTCAGCGAAACACGGGAACAACTCGCAGAACGGATGCAGAAAGATATTCATGTAAGTGCTCCCGGCGAATCTCTTACACCATCTCAAATCCTTGGTGGACGTGGTAATATTTGGGGAATGGGGAAGCCGCAATTGCAACATGGATGGCTTGGCGAAGAGGGAGTGTTCCATCCGCAGTTCGAAAAAGGGAAAAATGACGCCGAAATGCTTGGCGAGACAATGAAGAACAGTTTCACACAAGCCACAACTACGCTGGCTGACGAGCTGCGAAAAACTTTCGGACTTGCCAATAACTTGGTGGGGAATTTCTTCGCAACGATCTTGTCGGGTTTAACTCAGTTCGCAGCGGCAAAAGCAGGTTCGGGACTTTGGGATATTCTTAGCGGGATTTTCAATATAGGCACTGCGATTGCGACCGGAGGCGTTAGCCTAGCGCCCACGGCTCTATTCGGTGCTGCAAAAACAATCACAGCACACGCGTCAGGAGATTACTGGTTCACAAATCCAACGATTGCGATGGATACCAGAACCAAACAATTTCACATGATCGCGGATCAAGGACCGGAACATCTTGCGAATATGAATCAAATGGCTCAGGCTTCACGTTATGGAGGCGGACAGAAACCCGTTTTCATCATCAATAATACTTTCGATGAGGGCGGAATCGCCACGGTTGTCGAACGAGGAAATATTACAAATTCTCGTAGACGTGTCGGAGGCGGGAAGTGACAACTGCCACGGCATATAGTTATACCTTGCCGACAATCAGGACCGTCAACGGGACATTTAGTATGTTCCTGTTTTCTGAGTTCAATGATTTGGTAGCCCCGTCAATTCAGACAATCAAAGAACTCGGTGATACAACGGAAAAAGCAAGCGTGATGATAGGCATTTCTGAAATAGGCAATATGTCTATTTCGGTGAGAGAAGACTTCGCAAATCATACTGAGGGGTTTTGGTTCAAAGCCCTTAAGGGTGAGTGCTGGCTGAAGATTTATCTTGACGAAGGCGCAGGAGATACGTTCTATTTCTTCGGGATTGTAGATAATCTAACTATTAATTGGTCTGAGTTCTCTATAACGGCTGACGGTACAATCAGGACTTGTCAATTCACGATACTTGCAATGTCCTCGAAACTGTTTCAGACTGATGTCAATGCCTGGATTACTGATGTTCTTGCGAATAAGTCAGCGGTGGGAGTAGATACACTGGGCGAAGCATCCCACGTTATGAAGCTAACCGAGATGTTTGAATGTATGCTCACAGCCTCGGGGCTTAATGCGACTTACGATGCCTCTGATGTGACACTTGTCTACGGATCTCAGGCAGAAATAGATTTTGGAGAGGGGATAGGACATTACCGCGTCGATCAAATCTATCTCCCGGTGCAATACGTTTCCTCAACGGGTCCAACGGTGTTCACGAAGATTCAGTATTTCGACACGACAAATGCCAACTGTCTGGCTCAACAGTCCGATGGTTCTGGTTACTACGATACACTGAAGGCGTTGTTGACCGATTTACTCACGAATTTCGGGCTATTGATGCGGATGGATTTCAACCTCGCCAGTGACAGGCATCTTATCAAACTGATGCATCGGCACGATGTTTATACAGGAACCTTGACGTTCGGAAACCGTGAAAAACAACCGAGTAACATCAAGGGGGCAACGATTCTGATTGGGGATGCAATTCGCGCCGCTGACTTGACGGTATCGACTAATCTCATTTGGCAATCGAAAAAATACGGACGGTTTCCAAGTCCGAACGCACCACCCCAGGTCGTTAAGTTCGATGTTGATGCCCGATGTATTTTCATCGTCAGCGCTGCGGGTATCAATGCTTCCAATCATTCTATCTTGAAATGGGCCGGGGCCGGAAACGCTGCAGTCTATATGACGGGCGTGAGATACTACAGCACGATTTCCGGATTAATGACTGAGGCCCTGAGTTCCAATCCATTGAAAATGCAGGACGCAGTTTGTGAATATCAGTATGAACGATTCACGCAGGAGTTCAGATCCATCACGAGGACTTACGCGCGGATGGAAGCCAACGATGGCTCAACAACGACTCACGAACACCTAAGCATTATGAGACGTACGCAAATCAACGATCTTGCCACAAACGAGTATTATTTCGCCAACTCAGTCACAAAGAAGCCGATGAGTGCCGAAGTGACGATAGAGTGGTTACAAGAGGATTTACCATAACACTAAGGAGGTATCTATGGCTTGGAAAGGTTTGACAGGCGGAGTCGCCTACATTTACCCCGCGACATTTACTGCGGTCTATATTCGTGCCGGCTCAGGTGAGAAGTGGCAGACGCTGGGTGCCATTACTGATGGAGTCCTGAACATCAAAGACTTTGCTGCGCCGGATTCACTCACAAGAAACAAGGCAATCAATTCCTATGACCTGACTGCCAAGTGCAATATGATGCAGTGTGCATCGACAGAATTGAAACTTGTTGACAATATCTGTTCTGGCGGGAATGATTTTCTGTTCAAACTCTCTGATGCTGTCGCAATCACTGGTTCACCCGTGGCCTCTGCCGGATGGGTGGAGTTCGACGGTGTGAACGCAACACCAAAAGCGAAGGTAGTTGCTGACGGTTCTCCAGACAAAGAGCGTCAGATTCAACTTGAATGGCAGGGATCAATATTCAAATCCGATGCGAATGAAATCCTGCTTTATACCCCGACGCTTCAGGCAACAGACTTTGAAGCCACGGGCTCGGGCGGGACATTCCACGGTATCGGGACTTATACGGCAGCGACTGATGGCGGTTCCCCGACAAACTCTCACATTGTCCCTTGCGGAATTTCTTCGATGACGCTGGACGGTGCCGGACTGTCAAGCCCTGACACGATTTCACCGATCAATAACATCAAGTTCACGCTTGAGATGCTTGCGGTTCCTGACAGCAAGAGGCGTTTCTTGCCGGTTGCACTTGACATTAATGTCGAAGTGGATTGGATGGCAACGAAGAACTCTGATCTTCTCTTGCTTGGCAACGCCTCTGCGGCTGACGTGAAGGCCATTTTCACATTCCTTGATTCAGAAGCCTTCACATTCGACAATCAGACGGGCTTGGAAACCAACTTCGAGTCCGTTGGCAATATGGACAAGAACCGTGCAGTCAGGTTGACGTTCAAGGGAAAGACTTTGCAGGCTACCATCGGAACAATCTGTAGTTAAGGTGAATTGTGCCAGACCAAGCACAGTTAAAATATCAAACCTCGCTCACGGTCAACCTTGACGTGCTGAAAGTCTATGGTATCGCGGAACCGGATCACCTTGAAAAGTCCGGACTCGTTCACGAAATGATGAACGGGACGATTTCCGAACAGATCGCAGGCAGTAGGCGGTGCCCGAAGATAGATTTCCAGGTTATGACCGCGCTCAATCGTCGCAAGGTCGTCGATTGGTGGCTTGATCCTAACCGACTGATAGTCTGCCTTGCGACTGCACCCGGGAAGCCGACCTGTACGCCGACGGGCGCGGGGACACTGAATGGGGATTTCAAATACAAAATCTCCACAGTCGATATGATAGGGGAGAGTGCTTGCGGGACCGCGTCTGATGCGGTGACGCTTGGCGTTCAGGGGTGCGATTTGGCTTGGACAAACGCCACGTCACCATTCCGATACTACAAGATTTACAGGAGCATATCACCGTATTCTGTCTGGGATTTGGTGGATTATTCACTTGTCAACAGCTATTCAGATCCGAACAATACTTACCGGGCGGCTGTGACTCCGCCGGCTGCAGCAACACAAATCGCAGTCATCACGACAAACACGCTTGAGTTCCAGTGGGGGTATGAAACTGAACTGGCAAGAATGCTGACATTGGAACTCAGGGAGGCGTCGATCTTTCTACCCAGTGCGGGTTTCCCAATCTAACAGAGGGCGAAATGAAACCAGCGAACAGAATAGAAACCATACCATCATATTACGAACTCTTGCCGCCACTTCAACAAAGCATAGTAGACGCGTTGAGAATGCCAATGAGAAATCTGATTGCTTGGTTGCAGGGTTTTCTCCCGATGTATCAGATGAAATTAAAAATAACAATGCGTGGCGAGACAAAGGAATACGATGCTTATGCAGGAACAGAATATTCCTTGCGGAAGATGAAAAAGCGCGTCAATGATTGGAACCAAGAAGCGATGAATTGTGGCGCAGATCCGAAAATGGATCATGCTTTTTATGTGAGAATCAGATAGTGTGGCTATCATACTCTCATACGACTACTCAGGCACAAGCTACTCAAGGACATTCCAGACGCTTTCGCTTAAAGGCTTGGATGAACCTGACAGACTTCACAAAAATCAAATTATTCACGAGTGTCTCAATGGTGTCTTGGATGAGCAAGTCAACGGCTTTCGCAAAGAGCCTATTGAGATTGAGTTCAGACCACCGTTTTCTCCGCAAGATACACGATTTCTCACGCGGTGGTTTTGTGCAGCATCAAAGCGAATCATCTATGGCAACTACATTTCCGAAGGGGTCACAGACGACAAGCTCATTTCATCCTGGCTTTATGACTGCGAACTCAACCGGAATTTTACCGTTCTCTTGTTCGATGAACACGTCTACTATGCTTGGAACGATGGAATAGTCACGGACGAAGATATGTATATCAAGCTCAACATAGAAATGAGTCAGGATGCAACCGAGGCAAGCCCCGAGACATTTACAACGAATGTTGGACAGCTTGCTTTGATGGAAACGGGATTTCCATTCCCAGTGTTCAATTCATCGACTCACAAATTCTTTGTGCATTTCAAGTCTGCTTTGGGATCTTCGGCTGATTATCCGATAGGCACGATTTCGGTAGTTGCTGGGAATCTAACTTTTACAACATTTCCAGCCAATGGATTTTCGCCTGCCGCTGATGGCAAGCTTCATGCAAATTTTGCAGTATGGTTGCAACCGGTATGAGGTGGTTATGAAATGTATTATGTTTCTGATGCTCTTTGCTTCTCAATTGTTCGGACAATGGACACCAGCCAAACCGTCTATGATGACAGCGCCATCGAAGGTCAAAGATTCGGTGACAACAAGCATAGATCCATTTATTGTGTTCTGGAAAAACGACAGCCTGAAGGGCGCAATTGGGCATCGAGTCATCACGGGCGATAGATTCAGCATCGTCGATTATGTTCGTTCGCTTGGACGTTCGGAATCGAATATTTATCGAGGCATTGAAGCAAGAGGGCAAAACGGAACGACAATCATTTCTTACATTCGGTCACTTGCTGATAGTTCCATAAGAATTGGTGGGTTGGAAGAGTGGATCAAAATCACTGGTGACTCAAGTGTATTTTTGAAGCCGATAAAGTTATCTGTCAATGCGCTTCTCGCAACCCCTATCGTTGGATTATTTGAATTTGACGGGAACCATGTCTTTATCACGCGCAGCAACGGTACAAGGGACACGCTTGCAACGGGTGTTACTCAATTCTTGACACGTGCCGGTGGTTCTGTCTCAATGGCCATTCCGACAGATACCATGCATGCTCAAGGATATGTTGTTGATTCGAGTTGGGGAAAAGCTGTGAAAATGAAATACCAGAGATATACTTCCGAAGGAAGTCCGTTTCAATTAACGGTTCATAGTTCTCTAAACGGTTTCGGTGAAACACGGCAGAATGTTGTATGGGGCGATGGATACAATGCAACCTCAAGCGGTGTCCGCATAAATACGGCTGATATAGGGATTGGAAGATGGTATGAGACTTTCTATAGAAACAACGCTGCCGATTCGGTTGTAGAAGCACACGTTTTGCAATATTATTCTACTGCGGGTGCAAGTTTTCGACCGATTGACATTTTGATTTATAGGAATACCAGTGGAGCGTATAAAGACTATATTCAAACCACGCTCTCTGGAAACCTGATAACAATCCAAGCGACTACGGGCGGCGCAAATTTTGTTGCTTTTAATCCTCCCCAAAAAGCTATGCGGATAGACGACGGGGAACTTCAACTTAGAAATGGATCTGGACCGACTGTATTGCAAGTGATCCAGATGACAAGCGGGGCTACGGTTGCGACCGTTGACACAAACGGAAGATATCACGGCAGTTCATTCGATGGCGTTGTTCTGTCGAGTGGAGCAATCACAAGCGTTCAAGATATCAGTATGGACGCAGGTTCGGTTTACAAAAGCAAGGGAAATGCTTACTTCCGTTCTGCGGGCGATGCTTACCCAATCATGATTGGTGACAATAATGGCGCTCAAATAGCTTTGGGTGCAAGTGTTTCGGGTAGCGCAAAAGTCACCGCCTTCGGTCACAGAACATTGTTCAATATCCAATCTTGGTACAGATGGGGAACGAATGGCAACGGTGTTGAAATGGCAACGATGGATTCGACGGGAGTATTGCATGGTGTTGGTATGAATCTAAGCGGGGCCGCAACCGCGTCGAGTTTCGGCGGTGTGACGATGAACAGCGGTGCGGTTTCGAATGTCGCCGACATCACGCAGTTATCTGGGTATGTCATTCAGAATGTTGGCAACCTATACTTGCGTTCGGGCAGTTCTTCTCAGATCAATATTGCCGGGAATAACCTAGCGCCGATAGGACTTGGGACAGACAATATATCGGCAACGACAAGAATCGCAGTCCGAGGTTCTAGGACTGTAAGAGATTTGGTTACATTCAATCGCTGGGGACCATCTGGTGGTCAGGGGACAGAAGATGCACGCGTAGACAGTAGCGGTACGGCATATTTCCAAAGCTATTGCCTCTATAACACGACTGTCGTTGTAGACGCATTCAATGATTTAAAAGGGACGTGGCAAAGCTACTCCCCGTCGAGTTTCATTTTGAGTAGTGCCGGCTATCCGACTTCAGTATGGGGAACGTTAACGGCTTCTGGATTATTTGTTGCGGCATCTTCTGGTGGGGTTGTAACGAGGGAACTCTATTATTCAAATCAAACGATTAACGGGGTTACGCGGAAAGTTCTTGTTGGCGATACGCCCTAAGATCCTTTGATTGAATTTGATATTTCGCGGTCTAGTTTTTTGAAAAACCTACCAAGACAGATTGCAAGGATTGCAGAAACAACAAACCATATAGAGAGAATGAGTAGACAATTCATAACGCCTCAAAGATCGGTTGAGAAGCACCGGCGGCTTACTTCGCTCGCCGCGTCTTATTCTTTTTTTGATTCTGGAAACTGGCCCGGAAAGAGTCTTCTATCTTCGCGGTGGTTTTTGATTCCCCCCGGAGAGGCCCTATTGGATTAACTCGGTGGGATACTCTATTGCTCCGATGAATATTGTGAATCAAAAACATAGAATGCCTGATCCAATGGCTTGCTGGAGCGCAAAAGTTTGGGGGCGGACCATCCCAACAGAAGACCCGCTCAACGCTGTGAAACTTGGACGTAACAGAAAAAGCCAGCGATGGCGGGTCGGTAATCAAAGCCTATGTTATTCTATTACGTCCGCATACAAGTTCGCAATCCACAGCATCAAAGTCAATAGAAAAATGGAGGACAGCAATGAAACCAGCACTCATTCTGATGATCTTTTTGCCCGTGTTCATTTTCGCACAGGCGAAGGACACGACAAAGGCCAAAACAACAAAGGTGCCACAAGTCTCGGTTGACACACTGGTATCAAGAACGGCTCTCATTAACCTACTTCAGAAACAAGTCGAACAGGTGCAGAATCAGGCCAATATCGACATTGCCAGCCTTCGGGGTTGGATCGGTGGCCTAGAAGTGCAAACAAGCGACTCGGTTCGTGTCAAGAAAGCAGTATTCCACAACGCAGGCGCACAGTAGCCAAAATTCATGATCAGGATGCCCGTAGCTGAACTTTTAACCCATAGGAGGTATCAATGAACACCAAGCAACTTATCATTGCACTCGAATATCAAGCAATCAAGGAATACCTGGATCAAATGAATCCAGAGGGCAAATCAGACGCCTATCTCAAGCGAATGAGAGTATTGCATCGAAAGTTGAAACGGTTGGCGGAGGACTTTCAGGAAGCGGCTGACATTCAACCAATGGAAAGCATAGAGCCACCTCCACCTCCCGGAAGCGTTCCACCGCCTGACGATGACCTATAAGAAGATGACAGAGAAGGTGCAATACTTCGCGCGCAGATTTCTTTTTCTTTCTGTGCTAGACCCTACAACTTACGAACGACAGGCGTTAATCAACAAGGTTCTCATGGTATTCCTTGTCGCTCTGTTGGTTGCGTTTGTCAATTTGCTTTTAAGATTCAATTCTCTCAGCGACGAATTGACCACTCGAAAGATTGCATCTTCTCAACGCGTCAATGCATGGCAAAAACAATTCACGGCGGATAGTATCCGGAGACTCGAATGGGATGCACTGCACAAGGCTGAGATACTGAAGCTTCAGAAGGACTCAATTCAAGAAGCAATCGGAGGGCCTCGTGGGATTAAACATTGAATGGCTCAAACAATCCAAAGGTATTCAGGTTCTTTTCACCCTATTTCTAGTAGTCTATCTTGTCACAACGATACTCGATTGGACGATCAAGTACCCGCAATTGCTGGAAGGAAAGAGGCCGGACATCCAAACGCAGGACATTAATCAAACGGCTAGTAAGCTCGTTGTGACGTTGCAGCAAACGAATTTAGCACTTGACCAAATCATCATATCGAATACAGCAATCTTGAGAGCCGTTTCGGATAATAAGGCGTTGCTTGAGTCACTCAACAACATGACGCACACGATGTACAATCGTCAGGTGACAGAAGACAGATTCCAGGGAGAGATCGACGCGCTCAAAAAAAAAGTGAGCAGTCTTCAAAAGTAGCGAATAGATGAAACGCCTTAAGAAACCAATCATTTCATAGGAGGACATGATGGATAACCAGTTCAATTGGTCACAGATGGGGCTATCGGTGATTCTTATGGTCATCATGGCTTTTTTCTGTACCGGGGGTGTTGAAGTCTTTAAAGATGTTTTCTATTTCTGGCTTGTACTCGTGAATAAGATTGCCAACAAGTTCAGAGCTGTCCGGAAAGTAATTTCTCCAGAAACCAACGTATTCTCAGCCACGGCCTCAAAGTTCATTGCTTTCAGTGTAGCCTTTTGGATGTGCATTGTATTCGATTATGGCGCCATCAAGGATATCGTGCAGTATGGCGTTGAGGAAAAGGGCAAATGGGCGAGTTATACAGACTACATTTTGACGGCTTCAATTATCAGACTTGGAGCGGTCCAGGTTTACGATTTGCTAGCGATGCTAACTGAAAAAGCAATTGCCGCGAAAGCACTGGCACAGAAACTCACGCAAACCGGCTCTATAACAACCGAGGAACAGACTGTAAAAAGAACCTCAAGCATTAGCGAGGTGAGACAATGACAGAGATCGAAAAGACTCTTTGGTACGAGGGTGGGTATTCAAACAATCTCAATGACGCAGGCGGAGAAACGAACTTCGGAATTTCCAAGCGACAATATCCTAACGTAGATATCAAATCGCTTACCCCGGAAGCCGCTACGGTCATTTATGAGAGAGATTTCTTCAATGCGATGAATCTTGCCGGGATAGATTCAAAGCGAGTCCGCTGGAAAGTCTTTGACATTGGCGTAAACGCAGGACAGAAAACGGGCGCAGTGATGTTGCAACTTGTTGTTGGTGCTCCTCCTGACGGTGTGATCGGTGCGAAAACCGTTTCAATGGTCAACGCAATTCCTGAAGACTTCATTGTCGATTCTCTCGCAATCATTCAAGCTATTCGATATAACGGTATAGCACTTCGAAGTCCGTCTCAAAAGAAATTCCTCAACGGTTGGCTCACGCGTGCGAACGATAAGGGTGAGGGCTTATGACTCTCACAACGTCAGAGAAAATCATCGCCGGGCTTTGTGCCGCGTTGGTTGCGGTTCTGGTTTATCATTTCATCTACGCGGCGCAACAAGATGGGAAATTCATCAGGGCAAATAATGAACTCGCCTCATTGATGCCCTACAAACATATCTCAGACTCGCTTGGAGTAAGGGTAGCGACCATCGGAGAGGACTTGGACAAGTCTCTTGCGAAGAATTCACAACTTGCCAGAACAATCAAAGAGAAGGATCAAAAGATTCTAGCCCTTGCAAGCGTGAACGTTACGGCAAGAATAGATTCGGTGAAAATACCGACCTACGTTTCAGCCGGTAGGACGATGTTCGATACAACGAATCAATGGTTTAACCTTCAGGGTATCATTGATTCCGCAAGCGTTCTAATGACGAATATCGAATTACGCGACTCAATCTCGGTCGTCGTTACCAAGTCAGTCAACGATATTGTCTATGGTTACGCACAGACTCACAATCCATACATCAAAGTTACAAGTGCAGAGTTTGCGATTGACCTATCGGCTTACATTGAGAAACCTTCCTCATTCTGGAAATGGGTTGCAATTGGAGAAGGGATTTTAATCGTCGTCAAACTTGCAATAGAATTTCTGAAATAGCTTCAATGGCTCGCGTCGGGAGCTGGACCCGGCGCGATGTCCTCCCGCCTCCTGTCGGCGCCCGCTGGCAGGGGGCTTTTTATTTCCCGTCAATCATATTTCTATAACATTTCAGACGAACATCGCAAAAGCATTGATTTCATTGAGGATTATTGCTGGAAAATAAATAACTTTTCTATTGACTTTGTGGTTCTGCCAATATATCTTATACCCACGCAATCAGAGCAACCTACCCAACTCCAGCGCACGTCGAGGAAAATATGAGATCGCCAAGATATGGAATTCTAGGAATGACCGTCCGCAGGAAATACCCGAAAGCCTATTGCAAGAAGACTCGGGACGGATTCGTTATCCTAACAAGTCCATCAGGCAAAAAACTCTCTGAGGCGCATTCGGTGCTTCTCGCTTGGTCACTTGCGAATGATGTTGTGAGTCTTGGAAAAGATCAAACAGGCGAATCCCCTCCCCAACCCACAGACAGATAGGAGCCAATAATCATGAAAGAATATCAACTCACCGAAGAAGAAACCCGCGAACTGATTGAAGCCTCGAAACATGCCGCGGCAACTCCTGTCATCTACACACCGATGCCAGGACAGAAACCGGAAGAAGTCAGATCGTGGGCCGATCATGCCCGCGAATCTGTTATGGATGTCTGGCGGAGGCTCGGAGACAAATACGGATTCATTTGGGACACCGCAGATGATAGCGGAAAAGGTCCATCAGTCGTGCTTGCAGAACCGAAACCCGCAGAATCAAACTCAAATAGGGAGACGACAATGACCTGTAAATTTTCAAGAGCATGGATTGGCGAATGTGATAAAGAAGCCGATGAATCTGGTTTCTGTCGGGAACATGGCAAGGAAAAGTGTTGCGTCTGTGGTACTCAAGCAACACGTACTTGTTCCGAAACAATGGCTCTCGTTTGCGGCGCACCTCTCTGCGATGATTGCGAACACACTACGCAAAGCAACGGATACAATTCTCAGGGTGAACTCCCCAAGGGGCTTCATGCACATTGCCGAAAAGGCGAACAAGTATTCATTCCTTGGTTTTATCCCAATGCCAATGAAAAGAATGCTGCCGCACTCGCGGCTAATCGAAAGAATCCATCATGACCGAAGCCGATCAATACTGCGCACAATTGAAGGAATATCGTCGAATCCTAGACCTGACGAAGAAAGCTGATAACTTGCGCGAACTTGAAGACTATCGGCGGATGGCTGATGCTGCGCTGATAGATAACAAAATCAGTTGTGTTGGGGAAGAGCTTCTTAGGCTTGCGCGTAATTCGATGCGGGAGGTCCTGCGCTGCCAATCATTGATGAAACTTTATGATTTGGAACTCAAACTTGCCTCGGAGAACGAAGATAATCCGGTATTGTTCGGTACTGCAAGCTTTTTCTTTCTTGAACTCTGCCAGCCAACCAGAGTAAAAATGATGCGAGCAGTAGGATTTCAGGAAATTCGTTTCGGCCCTCTCTCGGTTGAGGTGGACAAGTGAACCAACTGACCGCGATCCTCGAACAACAGGCCAAGTGGGAAAGGATTCGCCAACGTAAACTCACGAC